ACTACGCTTGGCCACTACGCTTGGCCACTACGCTTGGCCACTACGCTTGGCCACTACGCTTGCCCACTACGCTTGCCCACTACGTTAGGCCCACTACGCTAGGCCCACTACGTTAGGTCAACAAATCGGGTTTTGTTTTACGAATATACCATAATCCCTGCAGGAAACAATCCGCTAAATCATCTTTCTTTTTCGAATCCATTATGTGTTTCCAGGGGGTAAAAGAGGGGGTTTTATCTAGATATTCGTTACAGAGATCGACGCCGGTGGTCTTGCGGGCCTTATAGGTTGTTTTGTCGGCAACCGCAACTAATGTATTCTGTAAGGTTCCATCTGTTACGATACCTGCTAAGGAGGGGGCAGTAGGGGTTTCCGCAGGTTCCTTGGTCCCCCCACAGACCTTGGTTCCCTTACTAAGTTTATTCGACGAAGAAACAAATTCTATGTCAATATGAGAACTTTTCATAATAAAATATTGCGCCAACATACCCTGAATCGTCTTCATTCTCGTCGCGATGGGCGATATCTGGTTCTCGATAATGGCACAAGTAACATCCCCTATATTCGGGTTTTGGTCTAGCATGTCCTTCATTTTCCGCCCAATAGAAATAAGGTCGGTTTCACCTGCCGTCTTCGTTTTCTTGGGAATAATCGGTTCAAAACATTGTCTTTGAAAAAACCCACTCACAATATCGAATATTTGGGCCTTTTTCAATTTATCCAGGTTCTCTACATTCAATAATAAATTATGCGCAAGACCGACCTTTAATAAATCACCCACCTTGAGTTTCTTGAGATGAGTAGGGCTGTTTTGTTTCGTCGGTAAAATAAATTGAGTATTTGCCTTGGCATGTTTATCGCAAAATAGAGAACCTGCCTTTGTATATTTGGCTTTGATACGACACTGCTTACTTTCAGACCCCTTACTTCCAGGTCCTTTCTTCGGCGTATTGACACAAGAGCATATATAGGTTCTCGATTCCGTGTTTTCCATAAGGTTTAAAACATTCCAATCCACGATGGATAGACCGGCGGAGCAGTCGAAAAGGCAATAGGCCATGTTTTTGATACCGACATCGAAACTGATGAGGTGCATGGCGTAATAAATATAACACTCGCGGTTTTATATTTATTTATTTCGAAAACTAATATCGAATAACCCTAATTTAGTTGCGAATGCGCAATGGTGGGGGCGATTTTGCGCGCATTTAATTGCTCACGAGTTAAATACAAATCTTTCAAGTCACTCGACGAATGTCCGAAAGGCTTGGCTCGGTCCAATACGGAAGTATACGTATACGGCGACTTATACAAGTCGGAAACCTTATCGCTCTGCATGCTAGGTAAGTCGACAGGGCGTTTGTAGTAACCTATGTCATTGGACGACTCGCGGAAATTATAATCCATGATTTGCTTGGCGTTGTGCGTTAAAAATTTGCGGTATTGCCAGTTGGATGTTATGCCGTTGGATTCAATCAAGTCGGCATTGATGGCTGCCTCGGGCTGCCAAGAGGCGGTGACGGAACGGCCATCGCTCATTAAAGGAGGGAATTGAGGGTATTTGTTGTTGGTATTATATCCTAAAGCAGATTGGGGGACGGTTTCTTTAATAACGGGAAAAGCGTTAGTGGGAAAAGCTTCAGCGGAAAAAGCGTTAGACAGAGTTTCGTAATTATAAAAAGACATTATGATTAGAATATAAGTTATAATATACGTCGATAATATTAGCAGTGGCAGGGAACCGGAGGGACCTACGGAAACCTGCTACTTACTACTTTTTTTGGTCTTACGTGCCTTCATCCTTTTTTCTCGTGTCGACCTGTTCCGGCTCTTTCTACGTTTCCCGCCCGTTTTCCCAGAGCTTACACCCAACATACCCATCTGATTGGCATATGATATGTCTTTCGTTGGTAATTGATGGGCTGCTAAAACAGATAACCGGGCGGGCTCATTTTGCTTCAAACTAGAAATGTCCTTTTTGATAGCTCGATTGAATATGGCATCGTAATCATAAATGTCCCATGATGAAGTGCCGAACCGGGCGTATTCATTCACTTCTTTTTCTAATCCGAAATGTTTATTGTATTCGGCTACTATAACTACATGTATAAGTGTTTCGTTTACCCTATTTTTGAATACCATTAGCCACCTAGATTCTGGATAAAAAGAGGGGGAATTTGATGACAAAATGTATTTATGATCAGGTATCAATTCATCTAAGCGTAATTTATTGAAATGCGTTAAATCAATATTATCCCAGGTCGCCATAGTTATATAATATTGACAGCTTTATCCACCTTTCTCCTTAGGGTTCCTTCAGAGTCCAGTATTTCTTTACGATTTTTCATAAAAATCCATTTACGAAAATTGCTAATTAAATTATACCCGAAGTATCGGAACGCGAGGGGAGGGAATCTATGGAAACCCGCTAGGCCGACTCCAACATCTTCAATAATTCCGGTCGTCTAATCTTACCCGCCTCGCTAGATAGTCCCTTTTGAACAACTAATTGTTTTAACGTGGCAGTGCTCATTTTACTATATACCTCTTTCGCATCCTTTTGTTCTTCATCTACGACCCGACTTTCTTCTAAAGGAGCTACCTCGTCGACCTTTTCAACGACTATGCTTTCCTCCGTGGAAATGGGTGCTAATTCCTCAACTTCACTCTCTAATTCGACATCCAATTCTTGCTCAACCGGTAATTCGTCTAATTGAATTTCGTTTTCCATATTTACGAGTTTGATAGTGTCGTCTTCATGTATTAAAGGAGGTGGAGTCGAAGTAGTGGGCTCAAACAGTAATATTTTCTTGATTACTTCGGCCTCAGTCTCGGCCTCGGAGTCGGACTCAGACTCAGATTCAGACCCAGATTCAGACCCAGATTCAGACCCAGATTCAGAGGACGAGTCATCGATATCCTGATTGACGTCGCCTTCTAAACTCCTATATTGCTGATAAAGGGGAGCCGTAGGTAAGCCTGTTGGTAAAGGAAAAGAAACGGAAGGCGGGCGTTGTGTCGCGGCAACACGCAAATACTGTATTTCTTGGACCATGGTGTTGATTATATCAAACATGGTATCGCATTTTTGTTCAACTGTAATAATACGCTGCTTAAAATGGTAGACTAATAATAATATCAACACGAAGGTTATTGCTAAACTAATAAAGAAAAAGGTTTCTATAAAACTAAAAAGGCCCATGTTTATTACTATAGTTTTACAATTAAAATAGGCTAATCCGAACGAAGCAGGCACCCCTGAATATTATGGACTGTTATAATATACACGAAAAAACCATAAAGACATGGATTCCCGAAATAGTCTTAATCTAGTGTCCGCTCAGTCTGGGTCGCAGGACGGGTTATTTAGTAACAAGAATTTACTTATCATCATATTAGTCACCTTATTGGTATTTTCGTTTTTAGGAGTAAATTTACTTTTCATATTCGGTAACTTTATACAAGCCATCGTCAATTTATTCGGCCCCCTAGTCACTCAAATACTATCTGTTTTCGGGTATACCGCAGGAACGGTATTGAACAAGTCCGCGGATATAGTTTCCGACGCGACCAAAACGGGAATTGACATCGCAGATGGCACGCTCCATTCAGTAGGAGACTTATTGAAGGGCGCGAGCCGACCCAACGTAGACGCCCACGCCAGAAATCAATTAGATAGGTCTTTAAATACGTCAGGAATTCAATCTAGAGAACCCGCACCTGATAGTTCCGTCAATCCTATTCAAAAACCCATTACGTCGGGTAAGCAAGCATGGTGTTTAGTAGGTGAATATCAAGGAAAGCGCGGCTGCATCGCGGTATCGGATACCAATAAATGTTTATCGGGACAAATATTCCCCACGCAACAGTTATGCTTGAACCCTACGCTTACTCAACGTTAGTAGGACTCCGCTTACCCTCCAAATTCCTTGCTTGGTTTCTTACACCTTTCAGCATTCTAAACGCCGACCCTAAGGGGTCGGCGTCTGTGAATGTCGTTAGGCAACGTTACTTTGTAACCGATAAATTACCTTTTACACCTTTGAACATTATAACCCGCACAAAGTGCGGTTAGTGTTCAAAGGCAACGTTACCGATAAATCTATTAAGACGCACACGAAGTGTGCGAACTTAAACGTTCATCGGTTTATACGTCAATAATTCTGCCTTTGGCAGAATTATCGCATATAAATCGGCAATTTAAAGGTTAAAAGGTGTAAGAGAAATTCTTTATGAAAAGTCATAAATATACAATTTTATGACTTTACTTATTTTATACCAGCGAAAAATGCCATAATTATATATGTATGTATCAAACAGATATTTTAGTATATTGTCACATTTACGATAATAAGTATTTAGGTTCTATAAACATTGCCCATCCACCTGTTTTTTTATTTTTATATGACGCGAGTATCAATGAATACGAAAAAATAGAATTAAATCGAGATAACATGGATAACCTAAAAAAAGATAAAAATATACATATCACATTTATTGACGAAGACGCAAAGGAAGATGAAGATTTTGGATATCAAAAGAATGATATCGCGCAATTAGCCGGGCTTCAATTTGATTATATTTTTCCTATAAATTGTCCATTTACGACATCATGTGACATATTAAAATTACTAAAACCAGATGGGGAATATTTACACAATCGCTACGAAATAATGATAGACCATTATGCCGAGTTGACAGGCATGAAGAAGGACGAAGTCGAGGAGATTGTAAATACGAAGAGAGAAAGATTATTATCACTTCCGAAATATACGGACGACCCTTCTGTGATAGAATTTAATGCTTATAGAGAAGAAAAACGCCCTTATATTTTTAAAACTGATATAAATACCGGGTTAGGTTGGTATAAAATTTATAAAAAAGCTGATATTTCCATTCTCTGCCCTCCTTCGTTGCCGCCTTCGTTGTCACCTTCGTTGCCGCCTTCGTTGCCTCCTAAGGCAACAAATAAAATTAAAAATAAAGGGTGCGTAGTATCTGGCGGAAGAAAACGAACAAACCGTTTATATAGAAACAAAAAAAGAAGGACGAAAAAAAGAAAAACGCAGAAATTATAATTTAGAAATACCCAAATTAGAAGCCTAACATTTTTAGATCTTTTACACACCGACTCTTATGATTTGCTTAACGAAAGCAGGACTTCAAAGTAGTCATTTTCCAGGGGTTACATCATTCTAATGATTAAACTCAATAATATAAGGCTCGGGCTCACGAACAGTTTCAGGTTCATCTTCCATAATCTCCAAAGTAACTACCGCGAAATTCGCCCGCCATTTGTCCGTTTCCTTAGAGAATAACGATTTGAGAGTAGTAAGTATAGTCATAAACTTGCTAACATCAATATATTTCCGCTGAAATACATTGACTTCCTTCATTTCGTATCCAATAACGCATTGGCCTTTATCGGTGTAAAATACTCTCATAACCATTTCTTCCGCTTCGAAGAAACGGTTTAATCCATCCACAAAATGGGAATCCATATACATATTTTTAGTCAACTTGTATTTGTCCATGATTTCGCATTTGGCCTCTTCAAAATTCAAACCAAATAGGCGAAACGCCTCTTCGCATATAACAGGAAGTCCAAAATAAAGCGGCATGTTTGGGGTTTTGTTGTTTCGTTATATATTTGAAGAAAAGTATTTCAATTTTGAGGGGGTCAGAGGCCACGGCTTCGCATTGCGAGCCCGAGGGAACCAAGGGTTGCTTCGCAGTCCCTCCTTATGTTCCGGAACTTCGGGCAGTTAAACCTTCTTGTCTGTTTTCGCAATTGAATTTTTTGGTTAAATTCCCTGCCACATTTACGAAAATACGAAAAACAATATAGAGCAACATGCCGTTATACATACAAATACCATGGAACCCTATTCGTTATATGCCTTACAATTGACAGAAAACAAGTGGTTTATTACTTTATCCAACAAGACATTAGCTAGTATTCCGTTGGCCGCGTTACAAGACGACTACGAACTCGTCTATGATTTCATCAAAGAAGCCCCCATCGTATCCGTAAAAAAGCTGGAGCATAATGTCACAGATAGCGGCGCAATTAACGCCTCCGTAAAACAATACATGAAAACATACGGGATACAAAACGTAAGAGGCGGCTGTTACACCGACGCCATTCTACCAGAGACAACGATAGCCCTCCTTGAATGCGAACTCAACTACACGATCGAATCAGCAGTCGCAGAGATGAATATGTTGTATGAAGTAAAGGGGGAATACGCCAAGTCCGTCGCGCTGGAGGAAGAAATCCGCCAGATATTATTGAAGGTCGCGCAAATCAAAGGACAAATACGCAATTTTATAAAATGCGAGACGGTCAAGTTGGATTATGACCGCGCTCAATACGTGGGGTTGACCGCCCGTCTGGCACAATACAAGCAAATAACTCCGTCAACCATTGAGGATATTGAATGGCTATTGGATTCGGTCTATAACCCAGAGAATATTCGTAACCACTCGTATAACAAAGTCCGCTACGCCAACATAGTATATGAGCAATTACCACTCATTACCAAGATATTTATGTCTATAGTAGAAGACCCCGATGAGTATAGAATCGACGGCGTTAAATATACACAGTTAGATCATCTATATAACCCGAATTTGGTATTGGATAAGATGTTTCTTTTACGAGGGCATGATGCGACGGCGACGAAACTCCTCCAATATTTTGAGTATATGGCGTATGTAATTCTAAATAGAATTATGGAATTGGAATTCGATGTGGGGTGCTATGGGCCGAATTATGAGAAGAAGCATAGTATTTCGAAGGCGCTTGTGAAGCGGATGAATGGCTAACCCCTCAAAAATTGAATAAACGCGGGTCAACTAGCATTTGTTTTCAATAAGTAAATAGCTAGCTTTATTCGAAGGAACCCCCAGAATTTCTTTGTGATTTTCATAAAGAAATCCTCTTACAGAAATTAGTAAGGAATTTGAATTGCCCGAATCCATAGGACCCCCTGCTAGCATATGCCCACAGTCTATTCACGGCATGATAAATTCGTATTATGTATGGACGAATATATGTCCGGATATGATACCGACTTAAAGGAAGACGACCCTGAATTCGCCCCAGATTTATGTTGGAAATTAAAGAAAGACGGAAATAAGGGATATAATATTGTTATTTATTCATTGGACGTTCATAGGAAATATACCGCGTATACGGTAGACGCACCGTATGAAATAGACGGCATAGAATATCCGGCAGGTCCGGTAAAAAAAACGAACCGCCATACCATCGAAGGTTTTGACGAATCTTTCAATAAGTATTTTAAAGAATTTGAACGGAGGGACGAAGCCGGAAACTTATTCGCCTATGTAAAATCATGTGATGCCGCAGAGGTAAACGACAATATCGTTAGACATAGTATATGCGTAACATATCATAATAATTATTTGTTACCCTTTCCCATCCCTCAGCAATGTTTATCACTACTTGAAACAGCGCTATATGATTCTATCGAAGAATTAACATTACAAATAAATCGACTTAAAACCAGAGAAAAACGCCTAAGACGGCAGATTACAGAGACAAAAGAAACGGCTGCGGTTAACGCAAGTAGAGCACAGGAAAAAATACGCGAATTATATCCGCAAACCGATAAAAAAGAAGAGTGTCCAGTTTGTTATGAAGACATTGCTCATGACAAATTGGTGGTGCCGGCATGCTGTCATTATATTTGCGCGGATTGCTCGGCTCAGTGGGAAAATGGATGCCCAGTCTGTAGAGGGACTCAGTAGGCCTCCTTCGGATTCCCCCGCTAGGTTGCCCTAGTGCCGCCGAACGCAAACGTCGGAAACTGGCTCGGCACTGGATAAGGGTTATCGCCTATCACCCCCATATTTTTTGCCAAATACGTATTCGACGGCGATAGATTCGTATATACTCCATATTCGTATTGTTGGACGGTGGAAGTGAAAGTGGTATTGCCAAACTGGTTTGTAACATAAAAAGTCGCCATAATATCGTAAATATACCCCGGCTCCGTATATAATAACAAATCCGATACATTCAATACCCCCACATAAGAGAAAAACATGACGCCGTCGCTGGTCGATACGGGAGTAAACGAAACACCATACGATATAATGGGTGCGGGGTTATTGGCCAAGTCATATGTAACTGACCCGTTGGATAAATAGGCGGATGGGGGTCTTTTTAATATAACCTGTGCGTTATTATAAAAGACCGAAATACTGACCGAAGATATATTGAGCGAATTATCCGTAAATAATACATTTTGTCCTATAGAAGAAGCGGCAATATCGGTCCCCTTAAAATAAACACCTATGGGTATCTGGAAATTATAACTATACGCCGTCTGGGTTACCTTACTTGTAACATATAGCGAAAATAGCTTGGTTTCTACGGCTGAAATTGACTTATTATCGTTATTAATATACACATTCCATTCGGCATTGTCTTCCACCTGTGTAATGGCCATGCTGCGGTTTATAGACGAAGCGTAGTTATATAATGGAACTGTATCATCGCGTGTGAGATACATGATAGGGCCAGGAACGCCGCATGATGAAGTAGGTGTGGGTATGTAAGCATCGCTGGGGCACGCGTTTCTATTCAACTTTTTTATATACTGTTGATAAACGCCTGATGGGTCGGGGGCGTAACCGGTTAATGTAGTATAGGATTTGGATTGAGACTTACCGCCGACAATTTGCGCCCACTTTTGCGCCTTTGTAGGGTTATTGGTTTTGGTGCTAGAGGTGATGTTGTTATATTTTAAGATTTCGACTTTTCTTCGCATATCTAATTGGCGCTGAGTATAGGTTGGATAGGGCGATAGGAGATTCATACGAATTTGAGGGACGGCATATAACATCTGGCGCTTGCGTTGTTCGCAAATGGTGGATAATGAAATATCGGTAATGGACATGGCTTAGCTATTCTATAATAGTATTATTTGGCGGGGAACCAAGATATACTCAAAGACTGATCTGCCGTCTTAATGATGAAGCAGCTGACCATCTACCTCCCTTTATCCCAGCTGGAATAAAGTGATTTTTACATAATCATTTTTCATTATGTAAAATTTATGGCACTGGTATGTAGCCCTTGCTCGGAAATGTAGGGGGCTCACGAAGAAGTCCATCTAGAGTCGGGAGTTATACCATATATTCGATAAATAGCTATAGTTGCCCTTTACCTTTTGGTCCAACGTGGACGCCGAGCTGGTGCTGGTATTAGGACCCCACGCCACAATACTGTTAATATCAAATACATTCAAGGCGCGACTAAAATACCTTAAATCGGCCAACTTTCCACTAAATCCGCCGTTTTGGCAAATATTGACATCATTATAATTCTGTTTGGGGACATTCTGCATAATCAAGCGGCCCGATATGGTTCCATTGACATAAACATCGAGAACCGTGTTTTGGATACGAACGGCCACATGGACCCACTTCCTGATGGGAATATTACTTATATCAATGACAGTATTACTATCGGAAGGGTTAATCGTATCCATGATAATATGTAATTGATTCGTGGCGGGGGAAAGGTAAAGGCCTGGCGCGTTATTTACCATGGATAGGTTAGTGACGGGGTCAAAGTTATTATCGCCCTTATTAAAGATATGTTGGTATTTGGAAGTATCGTTACCCAAATCGTTTATAAATAACCAAACGGACCACGTAAATTCCAAACCCGTTTGTTGGTTATTCGAGCGTAAAATAGGGATGTTCTTATCCTTTTTGGGGTCTTGCGAAATAGTTATTGGCGACGCACCGTCAATCATGCCGGAAATTAAATAAGGATTGGAATTGGGAGACGTAAAATAGCCAATCAAACTAATGCCTAAACCAATAAGAAAGACGAAAACGATAAGCATTAAAATTAAAAAGGCGAATTTGGCAACTGCCGTGTTGGACGATAAATACTGAGATGTGGCAGTGCTGCCTACCTCGGCTTGCTTGGAAAATTCGTTAAAAGAATTGGATACACTCGTCTTTAATGAATCGACGTAGTTTCCGGTGGCGTTTAAACCTGCTTTTACTGATTCGGGTAAAGCAATCGGACCCGACGGACCCGCGGCTTGAGGTGGTGGAGCGTTCATTCTATAATATTAGTAGTTATACTATACGAATATTATAAGCAAGGGAACCCAGGTTCCATTGCGAACCCTCCTTGCGTCCCTTACGTTCCGGACCTTCGGGTAGATAGGATTTCTTTTTTAATATTAATAAAGAAATCATCTTACGAAAACTGGTAAGGATTTTTTAAATATTCAGAACATGACAAAGGGACTAACGTAACCCGAAGGTCCGGAACGTAAGGGACGCAAGGAGGGGGTTATAGGGGAACCGGCGGTTCCCCTAATAAAGCGAATACGTCGCAGTTTGGACATTATTCTTCAATATGCTCAAGTTTACGTTATACGACGACGCCATCTTGGTAATACTATTACCGCCATTTCCGGACATATAGGTATTCCACGCCGTTTGAGGGTCCATCGGGTTAGTCCAACGAGTAAAGTTAGCCACATAAGCATCAAAAGGAGTGAATGGCGCTAAAGTAGAATCGGAATTACCCAAATATACGGGAACGGGGTTATCAAGAGGTTGTTTGGGCATTATGCCTACGGTAGTTCCACCCGCGCTAGGAGTATAAAAGCGTTGGGATTTGACCAACTTTCCATCTAAATAAATATCCATGAATTGGTTATCCATGCTGACAATAACATGCGTCCATTTTTGGATTGGGAAGTTATCCGTAATAATCATCGTTTGTGTCTTTCCATCAGACATCATGATATCGCATTTAAGAGTTGGGGTATTTTTATCTAAATAAAGACGGATGTTATTTTGACGGCTAAATATCGTTTTATCTACATTGGAATCCCACGTATTTACGTTTACCCATATTCCGTAAGAGTAGCTGGTATAGGTGGGATTGGTGATGGGGGTGATGGCCGGAGCGACCGTTTTTAAACTCGCTGTAGGAACTAAAGTGGTCGCAGTGGTTGAGAAGAAGTAATATAATACTACGACTAATACGATTACAACAACTGCCAAGATTATAACAATAGGGTTCATCTTTGGGTTATAATTTATGATATATAATAAGCGGCGAAATAAAGAGTGGCAGGGGAACCAAGGTTCCCCTCAATGACCTCTTCGGGGTCATAAGGGTGAGCCCACACCGTGGCCTCTGACCCTGATTTCGCTACGCGAGCCCCCTCCTTTGTCCTAGTTAGAGCCAAATATTTGCCGGATTACAAAAATTAAAAATAAAGACAATGAAAAACACTCAGTAATTATCTAGTAAAACTATCAGGTAGGTAACATGATAGTTTTTACACCTTTCAACATTCTAAACGCCGAGCCCAAAGGGCCGGCGTCTGTGAATGTCGTTAGGCAACGTTACTTTGTAACCGATAAATTACCTTTTATACGTCAATAATTCTGCCTTTGGCAGAATTGTCGCATATAAATCGGCAATTTAAAGGTTAAAAGGTGTATAATCCCGGCCTATGCCCGGGTCTAGACTAGAACCACTGCGCTAATTATAAATTAGGCACTGGCGGATTCGAGAGTGACAAAACGTTATATGCGTTGGCTATCTGACCGCGCGTCAAATTGTTATTGAAGTACTTGACATTAGAAACCGCGCCGTTGACGCCATTATTACTTCCCAATTCGAGCATATCGTTTCCAGAAAACGTCGGCATATTACTTTGGTTAAACCTAAAAGTATATTCTAGTTTCCCATTGATGAAAAAATCCACTAAATTAGCAGTATAATTAAAGGCAATAAAAGACCACTTTTGCGTGGGTAAATTAAAAGAGTAAACCGCCGGCTCGTTATTATTCGCCGTATTATTCGTAAAATACACCTTGAATGAGTGGGGTTTCATAGAATTCGTATTATCGTAAATATAGGTCATTCTAGGTTTTCCGTTACCGAAATTCATTACAGATGTCTCTTTGGTTATGTCAATGGAAGTCTGCGAATTTATATATAGCCACATGGTCAAAGCATACGTGCTGCGGTATATGGGCGGCTGGTTTTGCGCAGTTAAATCATTCGCACCAATCCTATCCTGTATGATAAGCGAACCTAGAGGAAAGGATTTATGCGTATCTAAATACATGGGCTCTACCAATATCGAGTAGCCATCACTCAAAAATAGGTAACTGACCAATTTGGGCAGATAGATGTAGGATAAAATAATGGCTATTTCGACGGCGTATAACACGTATACGTAATTCACGGTGGTCTTAAACTCGCGGGTTAAATATCTTATATAGTCAATCGTCAAACAAGGAACATAGAATATGAGGTTTACTATGAAACCAATCCACCCCTTTTGTTGTCTTAAACTATTTCCGAATGCCAAAAATAGAAGCCCGAGTCCGATAATAAGCCCTAGAATAACTAAACCATTTAACATATAATTGATAATACCCGCAGATTGGCTGGTTAATTGTATGAAGGAATACGCCACTGTGCCGATAAACCCGAGCGAAAGACCAAACAGTAAGACCAATTGTAGCGAATTCGACCCCGATAAAATAGTGGGTATGAATACAGCTAGGATGATGATAAGAGAAATGACGATGACTATAGCGTATTTAAACGTATCGGAGCCTAGTGCTTGGCTATTGTTCGATGCGAAATATAAAACGGCCCCGCAAATGGCAACGAATAGTAATAGACCGATGGACCTCAAAAACGTGTTTCTATATTCTGCGTCGACGGATAATTTTGTTACGAATGAGTTTACCTTTTCTTTTATGGCAAGGAACCAAGGAACCTCCGGCATTTGTTATTTTGAGTTATATTACTTGGCGAAATTATATTGTTCCCAATAGTTATCTACTAAATTATATGTAATGTCGCTGTATAAAAAGTCTAAGTGATATATAGAGTATATCAGTTTAGACATGGTCAAAAGCATGGACAAAAGCATTGGAAAAAGCATGGACAAAGGCATGGGAAAAAGCATGGGAAAAAGCATGGGAAAAAGCATGGGCGGTAGTCTCTATCAAAGCCCCGTTTTTAATGATATATTAAGCATCGGTTACGAATTTGAAACGCATGACCTTACAAAATTATCGTTACATGAAAATAATAAATGGCTCATTAACTCGGATTTTACGCTGCGGGTTCTCAAAGAAAGGAAAGAAGTAGGCAATATTGTGGAAACGGACCCGCGCGATAAGTATATCACGGTTCGTATACCGATTCATAGGCATATGGCGCAAAAAGGCGGTAATGACAAAGGCGAAGACGAAGAAAGCGAAACCTGGTCCGATGCCGGAAACGAAGAAGAAGGCAAAGGCGAAGACGGGAACGAAGGAAACGAAGAAGAGGTCGACGAGGAAGAACTTATGCGACAATTACAAGAGGAATATGGTAAGGAATTTGAATTAGACAAATTGGCACAATGGGAAAATGAAAAATACAAAGACTATGTGAATGAAAACAGAAAAACCGATTTTAAAACCAAGGAGTTCTCAATATCATCACCGACTCTTATAGGATTTTTAAAAGAAGCCAAAGATAAATGTGTTATGTTTTCACCCGGATCAGTTGTCATCTTTCCTTCCAGTCCGAGATACTCGAAGGCAAATCTTGAAGAGGCAGTAAAAAACGAAGGAAAAGAATTAAAGTCATTTTTGGCGAATAAGGTGTATTATCAAAGCGAAACCACCTCACCCGCATCCGATTCGGCCTCTTCCGATTTGACATCTTTTACCGCCACCATCACATGTGTCAAAAAATTAGTTGCCTTTAATATTACCAACGACTTGGGCGAAACCGGTTTCGATGAAATACTTGGCCGATACTGTAAAAGCATGAAAATACATAAAAACGATATGTATGTATTTAAAGAAAAGGTCGAACGTAACCAAAAACAAAAAGTATTCAAATTCAAATTCGCCGAACCCTTAAAAGACTGCGAAGTATTTTCCGGTGTCGAATATATTATTACCTATTACGAGCCCAAAAGAGGCCCCAATCTCGTATTAGAAACTTATATTGACGCATGTAGCCGTATAATAGACCATCTGAGCGATTTAAAGGCGAGGGAAGGGCAATTATTGGTCGATATCCGCGAAGATTATGAAAAAACGGGCTATTATTCGCCAATAGGCGTATTAGACGAGAAAAACAAACGCCGAATCTATAAGAAACCCAATACGAATCTTTACTATATGGACATATACGACGATAAAGATACGGTCGCACCCAAAAGCTTCGATAAGATGGAATTTATACCGCAAATGACCTTTCGCTGTGACTCGAAAAACGCGCTACCCATAATGCGCGAAATTTTAAGGGCAAACCAAGCCGAAATTTTGGCGCTAATCACCCGCGAAAATAAATTCGAAAGGCCGGAATTGGAATTGTATTTTCAAAGGGATGTCGAGGTTATTGACCTCGTGGACAACATGGTGACGAAACTATTTGAGAGGTATAATGAGAAAAACGCGGGCACTAATAAATACATCGACCTCGGTGCGGATATTGGATCGCGCCTGAAAACATATGTTTTCTTTATATTCTTCAAATTATTTAATTTCATCGTATTTCATAGTAAGATTCTTTCGGGCGAGGACTATTTGAAAGATAATTTAACTTTCGCCTCGCGCCATACCAATTACGATTTTTATCTAAGGATTAAAGAGATATTCAGGACCCAATATAATGTTACCGACTCGACCGAACTCCATAGTTTCTTCTACCAACCCGATATATTGGATGTTATTTATGAACGGCTCAATGATATGGATCCGGGGGAGGGCGATTATACCGAAGACGGGGACTACAAATTCGAAGATGCGTTTAATGTGAACACGGAATTGGAACCATCCGATACCCATTATGGCAATCCTTTATTCTCGTTGAGTTCGTATTTTAAACACTTTGATGTGCCGAAAGACGACCCCGCCTCTAAATATAAAACGGAAAATGATTGGTTAATCGCAGCCAAGAAGGACATATCATCGACGACGTTTGAACTGACCGGCGATATTATGCTCATGGAGAATCGTATTTTTAGATATGAAATAGAATATTTATTGAATATATTGGCGGGGACGAAGTTGGCGGACGGAATAGTCAGCATTGGGGAAATGCGCGATGTCGTAAAAAAGGTCGTCCATATGCGAGCCGCGTCTAGTAGGAAAACTGGCGGCAAGATTCACCCAAGAGGAAAAACTAGAAAAGTGCGCAAATGATTTTACACAATACGAATAACAGATATTATGTAAAAGGGAAATGAAGGGACAAAGACAAAAGGAGGGACTCCGGAGGAACCCGAAGGTTACCTTGGTTCCCGCCCCTTATAAGTTCTCTATCGCCGTCTTTTTTCCATGACAATCTCGACATAAAGCAGTGAGATTATCTATATGATTACTACCCCCGTGCTCTAAACGAACGGTATGGTCGACTTCGAACCATGCTGGTAACTGGCGCTGGCAATCATAGCACCGCCAATTTTGTCGAGCGGCAACAAACTTCTTTTTCGTCTCGCTCACTGACCGCTTTGTAGATGTTTTCCCCGAACTCATAATTTTATTTTCGGCAGTGGATTTATTGTGCATGGCGAGAACTGGGTAACCGCTATCTATACCACTATACTGATTATTTGCGAAATCATGCCTACTTGTAAAATCCAATATGGGCGAAAGCATACTAGATGTGCCCTTATCGATGGGTAGGTATTTAATATAGTCGTTGGTGGTCGTAATCATTTGTTGGGCACGTAAAGGATTATGTTTAAATAGGTAGTAAAGAAATAACGCTCCTAAGGCGACCCCGGCCATTTGATAATATTTTTTCCAAGAATAGAGAACTTTTAAATATTTTCCTTCGGTATATATGTTTGCCATGATGAATCCCGCGATTAGGATAATAATGATTTCAATACGCATATTTTTTGTTTTACTTTTTCTTTCCTCTTATAATATCGATATATTTTACGAGTAGACGTAAATCAGGAACAAAAGCGTCAAAATGAGAACCGAATAGATATAGTGCTTACGCATATTGATACGCTCCGATAAAATAATAGCCTTGGGTTTATAATTCTCTCTATATAATTCCAGCGCCCGCGGTAACGATATCTCTAATTTTCCCAAAGAAACGTTTACTTTATTATGGATAAAATGAACCCATCGAACAAAAGAATCGCGGTTATCTAAATAAGGTGTGACCGGATATTTATCCAGCATATCACTAAATTTATTTCCTATTTCTTCGTTCGGTATAAACAGAGGGAAATTCTGTATCAGGTCGTAATATTTTCGTTTCGTTACCGCGTTGGGGGTCATCGGATAGGATTCTGATACGGTATGGAGAAAAAACCAATAATGAACGCCCCATACGTGTGGGTCAAATCGCATAATAAAAAGGTATATAAAGGGCTCGGAATATATTATAGTAATTGTAGCGAATCGAATCCAAAGAACGTAAAACATGGGAGATAATACATATTGTAATAATTGTGGTAAACCGGGGCATTTATATCATCAATGTAAATTACCTATTACTAGTTACGGCGTAATAGCAGTCCGCATAAATAAAATCGGCACCTATGAATACCTTATGATAAGACGGCGCGATACTTTAGGTTATATTGACTTCATGCGGGGTAAATATTCCGTATATAACAAAGACTACATAATGAACATGATAAAACAAATGACGGACCTAGAAAAAACCAAGCTCAAAACGCTCGGATTCGGTGAACTATGGATGGGATTATGGGGAACGGAAGCCTTATCGAATCAATATAAATCCGAAGAATCTATATCACGGGATAAATTGGCATCATTACGTGCCGGGATTATTGTAAAAAACGAGGTGAAAACCATATCGGATATGATAGACGAAAGCAATACCTATGAAACATGGACCGAGCCCGAGTGGGGGTTCCCCAAAGGCCGTCGAAATTACCAGGAGAAGGATTACGAGTGTGCGTTACGTGAATTTCAGGAGGAGACGGGGTATTCTCATAAGAAGCTCCATAATATAGTCAATATACTTCCTTATGAAGAAATATTTACGGGGTCGAATTATAAATCGTATAAGCATAAATATTTCGTATGTTTCATGTATTACGAAGATACGGATAAAGAAGTAATATTTGAACCCACGGAAGTAAGTAAAATGGAGTGGAAGAGTTTTGATGACTGTATAGCATCCATTCGCTCTTATAATTTAGAAAAAATACAGCTTATTACCAATATAAATAATACTTTACTGAATTATGCCATGATACGCACCTAAGGCGGGACTCCGGTTCCCCTTCCATGTAGGACCTGACACGTATAGGCAAGTAAATGAATATGTAAGTAGATTATATACACTTATATTTTCAATAACAAATGGAATCTGAAAAGACATCTCAAAAGACAAAAAGAAAACGGTGTCCGAATGGTCAAAATTGGGATAAAAAAACTAAAAAATGCTTACCGAAAAAGGTTGTGGAAAAGCCTAATGCCGCCGAAGAATTAGTTGGCGACCTTTTGTCTATACACCCGCTTGACCTTTCAAAAAAAAGTCCTAAGACAAGCATCAAAGCAAGTCCTAAGGCAAGCCCCAAGGCAAGTCCATCTAAGGCTAGTCCCAAAAAGCAGGAGGAAAAAGAAGAAAGTCCAAAGATTTCATCTAAAGAGAAAAAAAAAAGAAAACCTTACTGTAAAAAAGGAACGCGTCGTAACCCAGAGACTGGAAAATGCGAAACAAAAGAAGAAATAGCCGAACGTAAACAAAACAAGACAAAACGAAAGCTGGCGATACGCAAGGACGTCGTTTTGACGTATAATACTGTGCTCGAGGAAAAGGCTACCGAAGTAGCAAAAGAGGTCGTAGAAAAGGAAACAAGGGAAGAACCTATTATTGAAGTCGAAGAAAAGGAAGAGGTCGAAGAAAAGGAAGAGGTCGAAGAAAAGGAAGAGGTCGAAGAAAAGGAAGAGGTCGAAGAAAAGGAAGAGGTCGAAGAAAAGGAAG